ACCTTGAGGCACATCCCTTCTGCGTGCAGTGCATGAAGGAAGGCAAGTACGTCAAGGCAACAGACGTTGACCACATCATCCCGCACAGAGGAGATAAGGCCCTCTTCTGGGATCAGAGCAACTGGCAGGCGCTTTGCCATCGGCATCACTCCATCAAGACGAGGAACGAGGATCAGACGCCGGAATATCATTTTTGAAATGGCGGAGTTTACTTTTATGCTACCTGAGGAGCAATTCGGAAGCGAGAAAGTAAACTTTTTCTCTGCCTGGAGAGGCCCCCTGGGGGGTGGGTCACTTCTCTGTGGTGAAGTCCCACGGAGACCGCCGCCCCCTCTCGCGTTGATTTTCGCAAAATACAGGGGGAGGGGGTCAGCTGTTCCTGTTCCGGCGCAATCCGAAAAGCGGAAATGAGACTGGAAACTGCCGTGAAAGCCTTGAAATACGGGCATTTTCGGCAGTTCCTCGCCTTGTGCTGCCGCGAAACAGAACTGGAACAAGCGTGCAAAATCTTCCCGGAAAACAGAAAAAACCTCGTTGAATTTCAGGTATATTTCGAGATTTTGGGAAGATTGCCGCTGCATTTCGACGCAATACGAAAGGAGGGCAGATGCCATGCAGGAAGAAGTCATCAGAGAAGATGAGTACGTGGACATCTGCCCGAATTGCGGTGGCCTATTCTCGCAAAATGCCAGAGGCCGCAGGAAGAAGTTCTGCTCGGATAAATGCCGCACGGCATGGAATCACCGTCACCCCAACATATCCAACTGGAAGGATACGTCCCGTACATGTATTTGCCCGCAGTGCGGGAAGACATTCATCGCAACACGTGAATACGGCCAGCTACGGAAGTACTGCAGCATTGCCTGCTCCAACCGGGGCAGGGCTGCGGAAAGGAGAAAAGAACATGACGCCGGAAGAGAAAATGAATGACCCGGTAAATCACCCCAGTCATTACACCAGCGGGAAGATTGAGGTCATTGATTTCATCGAGGACCAGAAATTTCCGTATCACCTTGGGAACGCCTGCAAATACCTGTGCAGAGCAGGAAAGAAGGATCCGAAGAAAACAACAGAGGATCTCCAGAAAGCTGTGTGGTACATCAACCGCTACATCGACCTGCTGGAACAGGAGGCTGCGAAATGACGCTGACAGAAGGATTTGTGAAAGATGAGGTGTTCATCGACTTTGGCGCAGAGATCATGTTTGGGAGTGATCAGTGCTACGTCGATTATCCCTGCCGGTTTCCGACAGTGGGCTTTCAGCTGATGGCTACAAACGGCTTATCCCAGATTGCGGATCGCATCCGGAAGGATATGGGCTTCAAACCAATGCACCCGATGGACGAGTATACCGATGACACATGTGATAACGACGGCTGGTACGACTTCTATCTTGGCGTCAATGGCTATGCTGAAAACCACATGGACAGCTGCATCGAATTTGTCGTCGTCAATTCGGACAGTGATGACAACGAACAGCAATATACCATTGACCTGACAACCGAGGAACAGGATGTGATCTATGTGTGCCTGGACGAACAGTGTCGCCAACACCTGAGCAAAGGCTGCGCGGAATTGCTTTCAGAGGCGCAAAACCAAATGGAGGAGGATGAGCTTTGAAGATCATCAAACGGGACGGAAGAGAAGTCCCATATGACTACACCAAAATCAAAAAGGCCATCGAAGCTGCAAACGGTGAGGTGGCAGAGGAAGACCGGCTTACCGATACGGAGGTCGGTTTTATTGTTGGACGGATCGAAAAGCGCTGTGTTGATCTCAGCCGGAGCGTAGGCGTTGAGGAGATCCAGGATATGGTGATCGATGAACTGCAAAAGTCGGAGCATTACCGATTGGCACTTCATTACAGCGAATACCGACTGCGACATGAACTGCTCCGCAAGCAGAACAGCACGGATAAGAAAATCCTGTCGCTGCTGCGCCATGATAACGAGCTGGCCAAACAGGAGAATGCCAACAAGGATCCGATCATCAACAGCACCATGCGGGATTATCTGGCGTCAGAGGTATCCGAGGACATCTGCCGGAGATACATTTTCCCGGAGGATGTGATCAAAGCCCACGATGAGGGCATGATCCATATCCACGATATGGGGTATGTGTCCGGCCCGATCAGTAACTGCGAATTGGTCAATCTGGAGGATATGCTCCAGAACGGCACGGTCATCACGGACACCCTGATCGAGAAGCCGCACAGCTTTTCGACCGCTTGCAACATCGCTACTCAGATCATCGCACAGGTGGCCAGCAATACCTATGGCGGCCAGACAATAAGCCTTGCCCACTTGGCTCCCTTCGTGGATGTATCCCGGCAGAAGTATAAGCGGGAGCTCCGGGACGAGTTCGTCGCTATCGAGAAAGAGGCAACGGAGGATGAGATCACCCGCATGGCGGAGATGCGCGTCCGCAAAGAAGTGGAGCGGGGCATCCAGACCATCCAGTATCAGATACAGACGCTTCTGACCACCAACGGCCAGACGCCATTTGTCTCCGTGTTCATGTATCTGGATGAGGTGCCTGCCGGTCAGACGAGAGATGATCTTGCGTTAATCATCGCTGAAACGCTTAAGCAGCGGTACGAGGGAATCAAGAACGAGGTTGGCGTTTGGGTCTCCCCCGCATTCCCGAAACTGATTTATGTGCTTGACGAGGACAATATCACGGAGGATGCACCTTATTGGTACCTGACGGAACTGGCCGCCAAGTGTACGGCAAAGCGCATGGTACCCGATTATATCAGCGCCAAGATCATGAAACAGCTCAAGGGAGATGTATATACCTGCATGGGCTGCCGAGCTTTCCTCACGTCGGATACCGTAGGCCTGAATCTGGACGGCAGTCATAAATACTACGGCCGTTTCAATCAGGGAGCGGTGACCATCAACCTGGTGGATGTGGCCTGCAGCGCGGAGGGTAATGAAGAAAAGTTCTGGCAGCTGATGGAGGAGCGGACTGAGCTCTGCCATAAGGCACTGCGCATCCGGCATGAGACCTTGCTGGGGACGCCTTCGGATGTCGCTCCGATTCTCTGGCAGCACGGCGCGATTAATCGCCTGCAGAAGGGTGAGAAGATCGACCGGCTTCTGTACGACAACTACAGCACGATCAGTCTTGGATACGCTGGCCTTTGCGAGTGTGTCTACAGGATGAAGGGATGCAGTCATACTGACCCTGCCGGGCATGACTTCGGAATCGAGATCATGAAGTTCCTGAACAGGAAAACGGCGCAGTGGCGGGAAGCAGAGAACATCAGCTATTCCCTTTATGGCACACCGATGGAAAGCAGCACGTATAAGTTTGCCAAGTGCTTGCAGCGCCGATTTGGCATTATCCCGCATGTAACGGATAAGAACTATATCACCAACAGCTATCATGTCCACGTGACTGAAGAGATCGACGCGTTCTCTAAGCTCGCCTTTGAGGCAGAGTTTCAGGCGCTTTCTCCGGGCGGCGCGATAAGCTATGTTGAAGTTCCAAACATGCAGAACAACATTCCTGCAGTGCTGGCGGTGATGCGGTTCATCTACGACAACATCATGTACGCAGAGTTGAATACCAAGAGCGACTACTGTCAGGTCTGCGGTTACGACGGCGAGATCAAAATCATCGAGGAAGACGGAAAGCTCCTGTGGGAGTGCCCGAACTGCGGCAATCGGGATGAGCACCGGATGAACGTTTGCCGCCGTGTGTGTGGATATCTGGGCACCAACTTCTTCAACCAGGGCAGGACACAGGAAATCGCAGAGAGGGTCCTGCATCTATGAACTACTGTGGGATCAAGAAGACGGACATCGCTAACGGACCGGGCGTCCGCGTATCCCTGTTCGTTTCCGGGTGTCGGAATCATTGCCCTGGATGCTTCCAGCCGGAGACATGGGATTTTGACTATGGCGAGCCCTTCACCAAAGCAACGGAAGACGAGATCATTACGGCTCTGCGTCCCTCGTGGATACAGGGCCTTTCCATTCTCGGCGGTGACCCGATGGAGCCGGAAAACCAGAAAGCACTCCTTCCATTCCTCCGCAGAGTAAAAGAAGAATTGCCGGAAAAGGACGTCTGGCTTTATACCGGATACCTTCTGGGGAAGGTCGGGACATCGCCGCTTCTGTCATACGCGGATGTGGTTGTTGACGGTCCTTATATTGAGGCGGAGAAAGATGCTGGGCTTGCATTCCGGGGAAGCCGGAATCAGCGAATTATCCATCTGAGAGGAGAAAGCCAATGGGGATGATAGATCTTGCATCGGTGATCGGTGTGTATCCGATCTGCAATACAGGAGCCGTTCTCGTTCATAAGATTGATTACGGCGAGGAGAAGGTGCTGGCTAGCATTAACGGAGATTCGTCAGAGTGGTGCAGTCTGACAGAAGAATATATGGAAACGAGTGGAGAGCTTGAACTGGGATTTCACCTGGGTGAGCTCTTCGTTCCTTTCTGCGAGATCATGAGATTTTTTGGAGGTACGACATGAAGAAAACAGCGGAATTGAAAGTGCTGCCGATTTCCGTACTCAAACCGGCAGAGTATAACCCGCGTAAGAAACTGAAGCCGGGAGACAAGGAGTATAAGAAGATCAAGGATTCCATTGAGGAGTTCGGCTTTGCCGATCCGCTGGTAGTCAACAGCGACATGACGATCATCGGCGGGCATCAGCGGCTCAACGTGGCGATTGAACTGGGATACACCGAAGTGCCCTGCGCGGTGGTTGATGTGGACAAAACCCGTGAGAAGGCGCTGAACATTGCCCTGAACAAGATCACCGGCGAGTGGGATGAGCAGATGCTGGCCGACCTGCTGACGGATCTGAAGGAAGCGGACTACGATCTGGATTATACCGGCTTTGAAGCGCCGGAAGTGGAGCAGCTCTTTTCCAACATTTACGATAAGAAGGTCAAGGAAGACAACTTTGATGTTGATAAGGAACTGCAGCAGCCGTGCTTCTCACAGCTCGGCGATCTGTGGTGCCTGGGAAAACACAGGGTCATCTGCGGTGACAGCACCGGGGAGGAAATCTATACCAGGCTCATGGACGGGCAGCTTGCCAACCTCGTTCTGACGGACCCGCCATATAACGTGGACGTTGAGGAGACAGCCGGAAAGATCATGAACGACAACATGGGCGATCAGGAGTTCTATAACTTCCTGCTGTCTGCCTATCGCTGCATGCATGCCAATCTGGCTGATGACGGCAGTATCTATGTGTGGCATGCGGATACCGAGGGCATCAACTTCCGCACGGCTTTCCGGGACGCGGGCTTTTATCTGTCCGGCTGCTGTATCTGGGTTAAGAACGCACTGGTACTCGGCCGAAGCCCGTATCAATGGCGGCATGAACCCTGCCTGTTCGGATGGAAGCAGAAGGGAAAACACCAGTGGTACGGAGACCGGAAGCAGACGACCGTGTGGGAATACGACAAACCCAGATCCAGCAAGGACCACCCGACAATGAAACCGGTACAGCTGATGAGCTATCCAATCAAAAACAGCACCATGACCAATGGGATCGTACTGGATCCGTTCCTGGGCAGCGGTTCCACGTTGATCGCCTGCTGCGAGACAGATCGTGTCTGTAGAGGCATTGAGCTTGATCCGAAGTTTATCGATTGCATTGTGAAAAGGTATATCGAGTGGGCAGGCGGCAGGTACGATGATGTGTATGTGATTCGTGACGGACAGAAGCTGCGCTTTGATGAGGTAGCGACGTTTGAACCGCAGGAAGAAGAATGATACGGAAACTGGAGAGGCTGGCTGATGCTGGCCTCTTCATTTCTTCAAGGAGGGAGCGATGGGTGTTGTTGTAGTTATTGGTCTGGTTGTAATCGGTGTGATCGCTTTCCTGCTTGGGATTGCCGTCATCATTGGCGCATCTGACGATCAGCAGCAGGAATACGACGACCGGGATCAGGAGGAGTATCTCAGACGTTGGGCGCAGGAGCAGGAGAAGAAAAAACGGTCCGGGCATCGGTGATTGTGTACTATGTCGAATTTGAGTTTTTATCAGAATATCTCGCAGAATTGACTTGCTATTTATGCCTTTCAGAGTGATGTATACCATACCGCCGGAGAGTACCGGTAGGCAACATCACTTGTGGAGCATTGCTCCAGAAAGGAAGGGAACATGATGAGATTTGGATTGAATGTCGAAGACAAGAAGACCCTGGTAAAGCGGATCGGAGAGCTCAGCGGTCAGCAGCCGCGTTACACCTACATGCCCAGATGCGCATATGAGATCGGGGTGTATACAGTAGAGCGCAACGGTGACCTGGTGGTTGAGGACACGGAAGCGGATGAGGCGCTCATCCAGACGCTGCTTTCCGAAGGGCTGATTAGGGCAGAGGACAGTGTGGGAGAAACGATGTCGACAGCGGCGGCAGAGCAGAATAGCCTGACGATCAGCCTGCCGATGACGCGGCACACGGCGGATTCGCTTCGCAGGCTGGTCAACCTGATCTACAGCCGGGGACCGCTACTTTCCAAGGCGACGGGCGGCTGTTTCGGGGCGGATAAGGATTTGATCACAGCGCTCGACGAAGCCGGGACAGTGATAACTACAGAGGCTTTTATCGCATTGGTAGACGACCATGGCGGGCTGACTGGACTGTCTTTTGCTGACGGAAACGTGAGCTTCACAGGCTTTCCCCTGACAGATGATTCTGAGAAGAACACCGCATTCCAGCAGATTGCCTGCCTGATGAACAAGCACGCTCTGGAGCAGAAGCGGATTCAGGCGAAGGTGGTCAATGATGACAACGAAAAGTACGCCTTCCGAATCTGGCTCCTGCGCATCGGAATGAACGGTGATGAGTACAAGGCCAGCCGCAAAATCCTGATGGCAAACCTCTCCGGACACGCGGCATTCAGGACTGAGGATGAGGAGGCCAGATGGAAGGCACGTCAGAAGGAAAAACGGGATGAGCTGAGGGCTGCAAAAGCCGCTGTACAGGCGGAAGAAAGGCCTGCGGATGCGGTGTAAATGTACCAATTTCTGGCGCGAAAACAGGCCGGATATTTGTCTGATAATTATCTCAGAATTGACTTGCTATTTATGCCTTTCAGAGTGATATATACACATGCCAAAGGCAAAGGAAAACACACAGGCGCAAGCCGAAAGGAGATAACGACCATGACAGAGAAAACCGCCCGCCAGATTGAAAACCTGAAAGCCCAGACCTTCGGAGTAGAGGTCGAGGGAAACAACATCACCCGCCAGAAGGCAGCCAAGGTTGCCGCCGACTTTTTCGGAACCGGACGCTACGAATACACAGCAAGCCGGAACGGCTACATGACCTGGAGCGCCTGGGACGCCCAGGAACGGGAATGGAAATTCCAGCGGGACGTGAGCATCCAGGGGCCGGACGACGAGAAGTGCGAACTGGTCACCCCGATCCTGACCTACGCGGACATGGACACCTTCCAGGAACTCCTCCGGCAGCTGCGGCACGCGGGGATGAAGAGCAGCCCGAGCAGAGGCTGCGGGGTGCACATTCACATCGGCCTCAAGGGTCTCGACGGCCGGGACCACAACGCCAAGACACTGCGCAACCTGGTGAACATCATGGCCGCACATGAGACACAGATCGGCCGGGCGATCCGGATCGATGAAGGCCGCACCGGACACTACTGCAAGGTGGTCAACCCCGACTTCCTGGCCAGGATCAACCGGCAGAAGCCCCAGACCATGCAGCGCCTCGCGGATTGCTGGTACGAAGGCAACCACGCCAGCTACGGCAGGAACCAGCACTACAATGACAGCCGGTACCACATGCTCAACCTCCACGCAAGCTTCACAAAAGGGACGGTCGAATTCCGGCTCTTCCAGTTTTCCGACCCGCATGACGGCAAGCGCGGCGGCATCCACGCAGGCGAGATGAAGGCTTACATCCAGCTTTGCCTGGCGATGAGCGAACTGGCCAAGGAGATCGCCTACGCCAGCCCCAAGCCCCAGCAGACCGAAAACGAAAAATACGCCTTCCGGTGCTGGATGCTACGGCTCGGCTTCATCGGCGACGAGTTTGAGACCGCAAGGGAGATCCTCCTTCGGAACATGGATGGCAACGCGGCCTGGAGACAGGCGGCCTGCTAAGGAGAAGAAAACAAGCCTGGCCGGGGAAACCCGGCTTCAGGCAGTGAAAGGAGGCGACAGGCCATGAAGAAACAGTACAAAGTCCTGATCACGGAGACGCTGCAGAAGACCGTGCTTGTGGAAGCGGCATCTGAACAGGAAGCGCACAAGCGGGCATCCGATGCCTGGAAGAACGCGGAGTACATTCTGGACGCGGAGACTTTCCAGGGAGTGGAGTTCCATGTGATCGGAGAGGCGGACGGCGATGCAGACGAAAAGCGGATCGAGCGGATCGAGTGCAAGGGCGGTGATCCGGTTGGCTGATTATCTGAAGCGGTTCACGCTGGTGCGGCCGGAGGATGAGGAAGTCTTCTGCATCGCTTATGGAAGCAACCTGAACGAGACCAGGATGCGGCAGCGCTGCCCTGGAGCGGAGGTTTTCGGCACTTCCATGATCCTCGGCTACCGGATGCTGTTCAAGCAGAGCATGACCGGCGCGTATGCCACCGTCGAGCAGGACGCCAACAGCAGTGTGCCGGTAGTGATATACCGGATGACCGCTGCGGATGAGGCGAGGCTCGACCGGTTCGAGGGCTATCCCAAGTATTACTACAAGCGGGAGTTCTTCCTGCCGGTATGGAACCTGAGCGGCCGTAGGCTGAAAAAGCGCAGAACCTGCATAGCTTACATCATGCATGAGTACCGATCCCTTGGGGAACCGGGAACAGATTACTTCCGGCTGCTGGATGATGGATATGACCGCTGGGGTTTTGATAAGGACCCACTGTATGCGGCGCTGGAAAACAGCATCGGATATAAGCAGGCGAACGCCTGGATCAGAACATACGAAAAGGAGCGGAGAAGAACATGAGAAAGAAGTATTACATAGCCTACGGCAGCAACCTGTCCGTCGAACAGATGGCGCAACGCTGCCCAGACGCGAAGGTCGCAGGTATGGCGGCGCTAAAGGACTGGAAGCTGGTCTTCCGGACACACGCGACGATTGAGCCCTGCGAGGGCCGGGTGGTGCCGGTTCTGATCTGGGAGATTTCCCAGCGGGATGAGCGAAACCTGGACCGCTATGAAGGCTATCCGTCCTACTACTACAAGCAGGACATAATCGTTACCATGACAGATCTGGGCGGGAAGAACCCGCAGGAGATCACGGCGATGGTTTACCTGATGACAGAGGGACACGAGATCCGGATGCCGTACAGGGGGTACCTGGACACACTGGCTGAAGGCTACCGACGCTTTGGCTTCAATCCCTATCAGCTGGAGCTGGCGGCAAAGGAGGCGACGGTATGAATTTCCTGAGTAGAGAAACCATTGAGCGGATGAGACAGGAATACCCGGCTGGATGCCGCATCGTTCTGGATGAAATGAATGACCTGTATATGAAGATCCCCATTGGGACACAGGCAACCTGCAATGGCGTTGATGATGCTGGGAACATTATGGCTGCATGGGATACAGGAAGCTCACTCTCTATCGCATACGGCGCGGATCGCTGTCATAAGGTCAGCACGGAAGCGGAAGCAAAAGTCACTCTGGACTGGTACGGAAAACACCAGCCGAAGGAGAACGCCAGGTGTCCCAGGTGTGGATGCCTGATGGACAGTGCGACTTTCCGTCATGCTTTGAGCCGTCGGGCAACCATCATGATCTGTGATGAAGACGGTATGCGGGAAGCACTGGAGGACGCAGGAATCATGGAGCGTCTTCCACTGACACAGTGGACCGCGATTACCGGTCCGCAGAACGGCGATGGTCCTTGGGAGGGCTGACCTTCCGGGTGTAATGTAGACAAATCAAGGCTGTGATGATTGTCACATATTTCTCCGGATTCTCGGAATAAATAACTTGCTATTTTCCCTGAGTAGAGTGATATATACACATGCCGAAAGGCACAGAACACCTACCGGGGAGGACAAGCACATGACCACCTACAAGACAAACCACGCAGCCACCACCAAGAGCCTGACCGAGTGGTACTTCGGAAAAGCTTTTGTAGCCAGCATGACCGCCAAGGCCAAGCGTGAGAGCAGGAAGACCGGGAAGACGGAATTCCGCTTCTGGCAGGACGGCACCGGCTACCTGACCATCACCCTTCACTAAGGAGGTACCCACCATGACAAACCTCGACCACATCCTTTCCCTGGT